GTTGAATCGTTTTTAGGCAACATGAAAGTATCTGTTGTGTAGGTGATTCTGTTAAAGTTAAGTTCATAAGTTCTATCTTTAACTGCTTTTAACACGACTTTTTGGATAACTGGATAACCAATTAACCATCGGTATGTTGTGTCAGGACCGATAAAATCTGTTCTCATCGTGTAAACTTGCGCATTTGAAGCAAAAATATACCCAAAGAACATAATGATTAAGAAAAAAAGTTTTTTCATTGTATTGTATATAATTTTTTATATACTTATTACGTCACTAATTGTAAATAATAAGTATTCCCGTTTATATACACTTCCAATGCTTGAGTTGTGTCCGGATTAACAAATAATCCTGAAGTTATATTTCCGATAACTATATTTTTTCTCACTCCGGTTGAATCAGTAGCTCTAAACTCTCCATTATATTCAATTTGACCAGATGATGGGGAGGAAACTAGAGAACCACTATCCTTAAGTGATAACGGGGATAAATCACCATCTCCAATCAATTGTAGTGCGGACACATCACCACTACTAATATCAGCTCTGTAATTAATTCTAGCATTCCCATCCAAACTATTTAATGTCCTATTTACCCAATCGATAGATGTTATACCTGATGTATCAGACGCATAACCTGACCCAAAATCAAGCGATAAAACAGATGATGGGAATAATAATTGTCTCGAATTCCAATTTATAGATGTTATACCAGCAGAATCTGTAGCTTCTCTCAATCCATAAAATATACTAGTGGTTGACGAAGAATCATAAACTATTCTATTAAGTGTATCAACAGAGATTCTATTAGAACCATCATAGATAGTGTTAATCTTAGCTTGTGAGAATGAAGCTCCATAAGAACTCATTGTCCCAATACCTGAAGCTGTCCCACTATATGTGAATGTTGGTGAACTTATTAAAGAACCTGTAGCTCCTGCAAATGGTACTCTTGTTGAAGAATATGTAGCAGAAGGTCCGATAGGTCCCTGTGGTCCTTGAGGACCCATTAAAGAACCCTGTAAAACCCATGAACTTCCATTCCAAGACCAATAATTACCGTCTAATGAACCAACAATCAAATCATCAAGGATTTGTCCATTATTATAAACATCACAGAAAGGTGGGATACAATTTGGATCGTTACCATTTGAAAATTCATCATAAGATGTAAACTGAGCACCTCTCGAACCATCAGCACCAGTTGCCCCTGTATCCCCGAAATTAGACCAAGTACCACTTTGATATTTTCTGAATCTATTATTAGTTGAATTATAATATACATCACCATTAGAACCATTTGGTTCCGTAGTTAAGTTAGCAAATCTCAATGAACCACCTGTAATACCTAGTTTATTTAAGTATGTGGTTGGAACAATATCAGTATATACTTTATTATACTGTCCAAAAAATGATGCAGTTGCTACTAATGAACTATTAGAAGCTGATATAATCATATTACTTGAACTTTGAATACCAAAGTTTCTGAATACTGACTGAGCAGCATTTCTATTACTGAATGTTAATCCTGTTACATTACTAATTTCTGAGTGAGATACCAATGGTCTAGCAAAACCTGACCAAGTAGCTGATACTGTGTCAACATCATAGAAATTTACATATTCGAGTGTCACCCCCTTAGTATCGATATTAGTTGAATTTTCTATTTCACAATTAATAGATCCATTATTCAAACTAATATTAGAAGAATTATTGATATAACACTTTTGCGTACCATTATTAAATGTAATAGTTGTACAATTATCACCAACAGTATTGAATTGTGAACCTGATGTTATATTAAAGTTAATGTTGTTGTTACCAATGTTGTTGTTACCAGCACCACTTGTAAAAGTTATTGTATTATTTAAATTTTCTAATGTATTATTATTACTGTTACTAATAGTTATATTCTGATTAGAAGTACCTATTGTGTTGTTATCACCATTAGTAATTTGCATGTTAACATTATAATCACCAATAGTTACATTAGAAGAGTTTTCTAATTGGATATAATTAGATTTATTACCAATTGTAATACCACTACCTGAGAAAGATATTGTGATTGATTGATTGTTATCACCAATGTTATTATCTTGATAACCACCACCCATATTACTGAATGTTATTGAACTATTTCTACTACCTATAACAGTATTTTGAGTACCATTAGTCATCGATATACCTGAGTTATTGTTCCCAATAGATGTTACACTACAACCATTTGTAATACTGATATATTCATTATTATCACCAACAACTGTTTGGTTAGAGTTTCTAATATTAGAGTTTCTATTTCTTGTTCCAAATGTATTGTTAGAAGCACCTTCTAATATAATACTGTATGATAAATCACCAATAACATTTCGAGATGCGTTTGAATATAGTAAACAATCTGATACCGCTTTACCTAATGTATTATTAGAAGATCCGAATGCAACGTTATTACTTGCTCCTTCTTCCATAACAACAGTGTTAGAATTCATAATAGTATTATTAATACCACCAACACCAATCTTATTATAATTTCCATCAATTACGTTATTACTTAATAACTCTTGATTATAGTTGTAGTCATACAACGTTCCTTTTTCTATGACGTTATTATAACCGTCAAAGGTTAGAATACCATCGTGGAAACCTTCACCTTGATCATAGTAAGATGTGTAATCACCTGTAATAGAATCATAATATCTCACCATCTCAACCTTTGTGTGATCATAAGGTGCTGAGTTATTCTTATTATCTGTTCTATATGTAATCAAACCTTTTACTGAAGCAGTAGTTGAACCACTATCATAACTAATTTCATTTATATTAATGTTATACTCAATATATCCTTGGCTTTCTGGGTTAACAGTGAAGTCATTACCTGAATAAGCAATTGTTGAGAATGTAGACTCTGATGTTGCTAATAATATCAATGGTTCAATATCAGCAGTCTTTAAATCAAAAGTAGCAGGTTGGAAATATATTGTTTGATAATCATTAATCTCATAATATGCACCCGGTACTAATTCACCAGCGTTCATTAACTCAACAATTGTATCATAAGTATCACTTAAAACTATACCTGCTTTAATATCTATTTGAACTGTATTAGGATCAGGTTGTGATATACTTCCTTCTGGGAATATTAACTTGGTTGTATCTGTATATACAATAGAACCATCTTCATCAGTAACAGTAAATCCATTTGATATAGGTCCAAAGTCTATCTCAACAGTATGTTCATCTAATTGACTTATTGAACCATCAGGGAATACTAACGTTTTAGTTTCAGTATAAATAGGATCATTATCTTCTTCTCTAACTGTGAAACCATTTATAATAGAATCGCCAATTAAGATATATTGACTTATAGATTGTGAACCTGATGTTAAAGATGAAGTCCAACCAGCAATAGGTTGAATTGGTGTATTACAAGGTGTATAACGTAATGGAACTTTTAAACTAATCGTAGCCATCCAACCATTAACATAATCGTCAGTAGAGAATACAACAGGGTCAGCTGATATATCGCCATCCATACTAACATTCATATCAATATAGTATTGATGTTGACTTAATTCAGTTAATACAGTATTTAAAATAAAGTTTGTATCTGATAATGTATCTTGATAGTTACCATCTCCCTTTTCAACTTTATCCATAAGATAAATATTGAAACCATAAACCATTACTCTATAAGCATTAGTTTGACCCATTAAGATTCTTGTAGTTGTTGGTTCTAACCATAAATAAGGGAACAACATTGTTCTTGAAGCTCCAATGTCATATGTGTTTCCATAACCAAAATCATTTATCATATCATGTCTGATTGATAAATCTTTAAACATCGCAATTATCTTATTGATTGTTACTGTATTATTTGCCATTTTATCTTTTATTTTTATATTTAAGTTCCATCCTCTTATTTACTTGTTCATAATATTCATCTCTATCATGCCAGTAACCAAGTAGGTTTAAACATTCTATTAAATTCCTTTCGTATATTTGATCATGTTTTGTAATGTCTCCATTACTTAACCTATCAATCATACTTATCCACCCCCACTTTCTATCCATTTCTGGTGCTCCTATTTCATACATATCTGAACTTATTTCTTTATCAAACAGTTTTCGGAACGTGTCTAGGAGACCACGCTCCCAGATAAAAAAAAACTGTAACCCCCTAATAGGTCTACAACTTTCATTTTTTGTAGTTCAAAACTTCTTTGTTCTATTTCTTCAGCATTGAACTTATGTTGAACCCATTCACCCTTTTCATTTTGGTAACCGGGTCTGATTAATATTGCCAATATCTTAGCAATGTTCTCCAATGAGTTCTTATTTGTTCCTTCAACTATCTTTAGTGAAATATATTCACCTGAAGTTAATTTGTTAAGGTTAACATTGAATACATAATCAACACCATTCAAATTAACATGAGTAATAATATCAGGTTTATAATCCACTTCTAAGAAAGAAAAAGATTTTGAGAATTCATTAATATCACCCACGCTTAGGTCATCCAATTCACCTTCTTCAACATCACAAAGAATGTCTACTAATCTAAAAACATACATCTCTTCAATTAGGAAACTCTCTTTTATCTGTGCAAGTTTTTGGATTTTAATCCATTGACCTAATGTCATCTCTTCCCAAGATGTCACTAAGTTATAATCATTATCATTTAGTTTAAAAGTTATCATATAGTTAAATATATTTTGTAAATTAATTTTTATCGTTAGAAGAATCTTACCAAATTTTCATTGAAAGATTTCTTTTTATGTGTGTGAATAGCATATCTTAACGCATCCATACAGTGATTGTCCCTATCAATAGGTTCATCAAGTACAATATCGTTCTTACTTCTCCAAGAATACAATCTTGACTCCTTTAAAGTGTTAGTAGAAGAATCCTTAACATATATTTTAGTAGATTTCAATGTATCAATACCTGCTTTCAACTGTTTGTTAGCTTCTTTCACATTAAAACCTGCCCTTCTGAGTTCTTCAATCACTTCTGGACGTGCATAATCAGCATAAATAGGGTCTTTGCCTATATTTAAAGGCAGTAATTCATTAGTTAAGTCAACAGCAGTCAACTTATTTTTATATAACATCTCTTCTACATATACAGATTCATCTTGATACCAACATTTCAATAGAACATTGGGGTCATTATAACCAAAGTCAAGACCATAGAAGTATTCTGTTGCGGAATTTGATTCTTGAAACGTTTTAAAGTGTGAATAGATACGAATAGAGTTAGAAGGTTTCTCTCCTAATGCATAAATACGATAATAGTTCTCATCTGTTTCGATAAGTTTTTCTATTTCATCTATTTGTTCTTGTCCTAAGAATTTATTATCTTTGTAAGTAGATTTGATTAATAAAGATTTATTGTCTTTCATTAAGTCATATATCCAATGGTCCATATCAGATGGATTAAAGTCTATTATAATAGTTTTAGACGTACGAAAAGCTAGTTGTAGATATATTTCATGAGAGACTTCATTTCCCTCGTTCATAAACAAGATATCACGTTTTCTACCACGAACCTTTTGTTCAGAATCTAATGAGAAGAATTCAACAACAGCACCATTTGAAAATTTATAATAGTTTTCTGTTTTGTTATGGGATGATTCGTCATATAGATTATATTCGTTTAACAAATCAAAGAAGTCTCTCATTGATGTTCCTCTGAGTGTTGGGAAAGAGTTACGAACAATTGACACCTTTAATCCTTTTGTGATTATACATTGACAAATGATTGCTTGTAATATAGATGTTGTCTTTGATGAACGTGTGCCCCCTTGTTGTAATATATAACGATGTCCTGATTGTAATGCGTCCCAAGTCTTTTCAAACACAGGAGTTGCTTCAAGATTTAATTTCATTCTAATAGTTTAGTTATTTTTTCTTCAACCATTTCTTGTTCTTTTAATATAAGGTAGTTATATACTCTATTTTTAAACTCTGATTGACCTTCTTGAAAGTCTATATTCAAATCTAAGTCTAAATATTCTACGTTCTTATAAAGAAACTGATGGTTGGGAGCAATCTGTTCTAACTCATGTTTATACACTCTCATTTAATAAATTTGATATTTTTAAATCAATTCTATATGATTGAATTTCATCTATTACTCTAAGAGATATTTCTAATTCTTTAACTAACTTCTCTTTTCTTAATTCAGGATTAATATATTTATCTACATAAATCATTCTCTGTTTAGTATCTTCCAAATCCTCATCAGACCATTTATGATACACATCCCAAACCATTAATTCATAATCTTCCATTTTCATTTTTTCTAATTCGTATGATAAATACTCCCCCGAAAGGGTGTGGGAGTGATGAAGACCCCCACACTTTAAAAATTATCTTTTAGTAATTATCTTTTAATATTTATTTCTATTCCTGTAATATTAACTTCACCCTCAATCTTAATCTTCTCACCCTCTTTAAACTTGGTTATAGAGTCTAATATTGATTTAGCTAATCTCTTATCATTTCTTTTAATTGCATCTCCATAAAGAAATTCATACTTTTGAATTAATGAATCCATATTCTCTGATACAAACTTATCATGTATCATTTTTTTACATGCTTTTAGATATGAATATACAGCACGGGGGTGACACTGCCATTCGTTTGACATTAGATGAACTATCTCTTGCTCATATTTACCCTGACCCAACAAGTCCCATACTTGTTTCAATCGGTCATATTTCTGTTTTTCGGTTGATCGTGTTCCCATTGTAGTTTATTGTACTTAAATATATTTTTAAGAATTATTTTTATTAAACCAATCCATTAACCTGTGGTATAGATTTTTAATATCTGAACTACACCCACACCCAGTAACATAACCGGGAATGTGGGGGTCAAGATATTTCTTATAAAGTCTAAAAATACTATCTAAGTCTTCTTTACTTGGATCAGTAACAGAGATTAATCTTACGATTTCCTTTTTATCATTTATATCCATTTAATACTTCATTTATTTTTAATACCGGGTCCTTTGACGTCAGATCTCTTATCTATATCACTTATTTTACTTTTAACATTTGTGATATCAGATTCTTTAACAAATACATTAGTTTTTAAAGAACTAAGATAATTTTCATATTCTTTTTTAAATTTGTCGTGGTGAATAAGTGCCTCTTCGTGTTTTCTTAACATCCAATCCATATCTTTAATATCTTGTTTTAATTCATTTACTTTTTTACGTAATGTAAAGTTTTGTACAATTTCATACAAAATGGTGATAATCACCAATGTTTTAATTAATATCATGTTTTATAATTTTATTTTTTCTATTTTTGGTGCGATCAAACTTGACCACAGATATCCAATAAAGGAGGATATCAACCCTATCCATATTCCACCTATCAATAAACCAATCCAAAAGTTTGAACATTTCAAACAGGTTGTTAATAGTGATAGAATGTATTTAAACATATTATTAGGTAATAAGTCTATCAACCATTGGATTGGTTCAAACTTCACAACAAAGTGTGATAGTAGGAATATTTTACATATCAGTATCAATGTTATCATATATAATACTTTTTATTTTTTCTGTTGTCGCCATTACTGACGTTCGAACTGTAAGATAATTAATATTTGTTATTTCTTCAATCTTTTTATAAGTTAAAGTACCAGAAAGATTTCCGTTTTCATCTTCAGTACCATAATAATATAATTTATATAAAGTATAATGATACCAATCATTACTCCCTATACATTCTCTCATTGGATATATCTCTTTAATAGCTTCTTCAATTGCTGATAGTTTAGAATCAGTTGAAAATTCAAACTGTTCAGAAGTGTTTAAATTATTTAAATGTTCTGAGTTAATCATTTCTTTATTATCTGTCCAACCTATACCAGTTCTATAACTTTTGAAGAAGGACGAAGTATTCTTGTTTTGGTTAGATAATATTCTAACACATAAATAATCTAAATATCCTTCTTTATAAGCTTTAATGAGTTTATCTTCTTTCATTTCATATATTTGAATATAGAAATGGTTTTTAAAATCATCTACTGTATCAATATATATTTTACTCTTATCTTTATAATAAATCTTGTATATAGCTTCGTTAATGGGATATGAATTAATAATATAATTAATCACATTATTTCGATTCATTAACGAGTGACATTGTTTTTATATCTTCCATCAAAGCTTTTCTGATTTCAATATCAGATTCTACTTTTTTGATTAGTTCATCAATTTCTTTAAATAGCTTTTCCATAGTTTAAGTTTGTTTTTAATTATATATTATTATTTAAAACCCAATTTTTTCCAATTCTCAATAATGAGTTGAAGTTTATTTAAAGATTCTAAAACATTATAAAACTTTTCTTTGGCTTTACCACCATCATCCGTTCCACAAGAGGAATGTAGAGATTTAATAAATTCTATTTGTTCATTTATATTCATTGTTTACATCTATATTTTCTACAATCTTCATTGACACAAGACCTACACCAACTCTTCCACCTTTCTGATTTTCTAAGCCATAAGAAATTTGATATATCTTTTTCTAATTTACATCTATAACAAACCTTAGAACTTATATCCACATTGTTTCTAATACGTTTTTTTCTAACTTTAATCTCTGGCTCTGGTGGAGGTGGTATAACATCTGTATAACCTTTTCTGAGAAAATCAATAAATACCTCTTCAGAAACTTCATAATCATCTATTTTAAACAGTCCCATTTATTAATTTACTTATATATCTTTTTAAATAATTCAATTACATCAGGGGATACACCATTCAATTCTTTATATTGTTTCATAAGATCATTAAGATATAACTTATCATCATTAAATCTTTTATTTTCTCTTTTAACATAAGTCTTTTCATATTCTTTGTGTTTTCTACAACAATATTTCTTACGAGAGGGGATACTAATACCACAATTTCTGTAGTTACATTTATTAGTATTACCAGTTAGTAAGTCTTTGAACTCTTCAATACTTACATCTTTATCATCAATTTTAAAAGTTCCCATTTTGTTTATTTATTTTTTAAATAGATTTCTACCACCATTCTCGATATTCTTCTTTGCTAAGAATTCTTCTTCTGTGATATTATCTGTTTTATCTTTTATATATGTTATATCCCATCCACGAGTGATAACTGTTTCTGAATCATCATCTTCAACTATTACTATATCATCAAGATAAGTTATTTTATAATCACCATTAAGATAATATGGATCGATTGGTATTGTTTTTCTTATATTATCGTTAATATCTTTTTTAATATTCATAATGTTTTCTTTATTTTTATTCTTTGATTTTCTTGAAACCCTGTACAATATGAATAAAACTATTAATATAGGACATACAGTTGTAATAATTACTATCATTTTAATAACTCAGTTATTTTTTCATCTATCAAAAATGATTGGTGGATATTTATTCTTTCATTCAATAAATCATGAGAATCTATTCCTGATAAATTAACATTATTATGACCTTTATATATTAACTCATCTAAGTATTTAAGTTCTATTTCTTCATAATAAGATGGTGGAATACATAATGTTGATATTGTTTGTATAGTCCAAGTATAATTTTTATCTATTATTTTAAGATTCATTATTTACCTTTCCTTTCTAACTCTTCTATTCTTTCTAGGAGTTCTTTTATTACTTTGTCTGTTGTTAAATTAACTTCTAATCCATGAACTTTAATTTGATCTCCATCTGAGAAGAAAGTCATTGCTTTATATTCTGTTCCTTCAAAGAAATTATTCACGTAAGTATTTATTTCTTCCATAACTTCTCTTCCAGGAACACCGTGTTGGTTTATTATTATAACTGGTTTTTTCATTACTTACTTCTCCTTTCTTTTACTTCTCTGAAATGTTCTGATATTTTTATCATAGTTTCCATATTTTTTTCTTTATTTTTAGGTTTAAGACACAACAATTCTATAATTAAATCTAATTTTGATTCTATTTTTTCAATTCTTTCTTCCATAATTTATTTTTCTTTTATTTTTATATATTATAATCTAAATACCTTATTTTGTTCACTATGGATTTTTTATCAAAATTATTTATTTTCTTTTTTAATATATAATATATGGAAATAAATGAAATAATAAAGCTTTATCAAGAAACAGGGGATACACAATATTTTTCTTTGTTATATAAATCTACGTATAGAGATTTAAGGAATATGGTAAATTCAAAATTTAAACTTCCCAAAGAAGAGATGGAAGATTTATTATCTGATCTTTATGTTTCAGTAAATAAATCTATTCATCAATTTGATCCAAACAAATCTAAGTTTACTACTTGGTGTTATTTTATTTGTATGAATAAATTATATTCTAAAAACAGAAAGAATGTAAGAGAGAAGTCTTATGAAAGAGATGTTAATACTCTTTTATACTCTGAAAGGGAATACCACGATATAGATGTTGAAAAGTTATTAAACATCATTAGAACCGCTAAATGTAAAGAGATTAACAGAAATATCTTTATAGACTATTTAAAGGGTAAATCTTTAAAAGAGATAGGAATTCAATATAATTTACGATCAAACACCGTCAGCATGAGGATAAAAGCTTTCAGAGATAAATATTTGCGATCAACCAGTGAATATTATAAATGGAAAAACATTTAATTACGATCAAACAATTCAACGGTCACAGAAGAGAGTGAGAAGTAATAAGAGTAATAATAATATAGTATATAATCATAATTAATGTTGCGCACTTAACGACTAAATAGTGAGCAACTAGCCCCCAAAGTGCAGAACATACTAAAAGAGACTTTCACAACCAGATATATACTTTATGGAAGTGAAAATAACAAAAGAAGTTGAAGAAGTTTTGAACAATTTAGGTAAACAAAAGAAAGCAGCGTATAAAATATATGCTGGACTTGCTCAAATGCATAGAAGAAGAAATGTAGATGGATACTTTGCTTGTCCTGCAACCTATTTACAATCGATTAACAGACGTTATTATAAGATAGTGGACAAACTTATCGAGAAAGGATTATTAATCTATTACAAGAGACATAAAGAGGATGGAACATCTACTAAATATTATGACATCAATAAAGGTATATGTATGAAATATAAATTTCTATTTGATTATAACGGGGGGTACACTGTCGATGTTAATATGAGACCGTCAGTAAAGCGTAGATGGTATGAAATAATAGAAAACTCTTTAAAAGAAACTGGTCACGAGGTAAGAATCATAAGAGATAACTTTGGTAGACGTGTTCATCACTCAGCTATCAGAGACTATAAAGAAACGTTTTCTAAGTGTGGTTATTGCACAATTGATGCTGTGACATCACAACCTAGATTATTGTTCCATATAGCAAAGAAAAGAGGTATTCAAGACGATAATTACTTTGATGCATTTGAAAACCATCAAGACTTTTATTTATACATATCAAAATCATTAAAATTATACGATAGAGATGCTGCTAAACATTTGTTTATGCACTGGTTAAATGGTAAAGGATATGTTCCTAACTATACTATTCATAATCTATTCCCAGAAATGAGTAGATTTATTAAAAGTTTAAAACACAAATCATATAAAGATGCGGCTGCTTACTTACAAAGAGAAGAAGCAAAGATATGGATAGATGATTTATTAGAAAATCTACCAGTTAATTTTGCACTACCAGTATATGATTCATTTGTTATAAAACAAAAAGATTCTGATACTGTATTAGAATATTGTAAAGATAAATATCCCGAATTAAAGTTTGATATTACCTATTTATAAGCGTCAGAAAGCCGTTAGATACCGTCAGAAGGTTCAGACTTTTCAGATTGTCCATAATTTTCAAGACCCATATGAATACTGAACGGACTGAATAATGTGAAAGATTCTTATTATTTGGAAAGCCGTATAAAAGGAAATCGACATGTCCCCTACGGGACATGTCGATTTCCAATTTACTATTAACTTCGAACGAATTCTTAGATTAATCTTTGTTCAGGGTCATAAACCTTGATAGAGATAAATTGTTTTTGAGGGAACCAACCAACTTCGGATACAGCGTATCTACTTCTCAACAAGATTCTTGGAGCGAAAGTAGCTTCTGAAATGATGCTAATTGATTGAGCCATCAAGTAAGGAACGAAAATGATACCTGGTTGATCAGGATTATTTTTTCTACCTAGAACGATTCTGTTATCGTTATATTTCATGTACGGATCTACGTATATTGAAATTTCGCCGATAGTACCAACTGGATAAAGTTGACCTGAACCGTTCAATTTAGATTTTACAGGGTTAATAGTATAACCTGCGATGTCCATAAGAACAGAAGCAAGGTTACCATTAGTTACCAAGTATTGAGCTGGTCCGATACGACCTTCAGTAGCTAAGTAGTTACCTGTGGCGAAATTGGGGTCCTTTGGGGGACCCTTCCGTTTAAGGTGTGGTGTGATAATACATCACCTTTACATTCATTTGTTTTTCTATTTTTTCTTTACCTCTTGTAAGAGTATATTTTAAAATGAAATAGTTAAAGGTTCCTCCTTTTGCTTTTCTAATTGTAAAAGTATCACTAAAATTATTTACTGTATTAACTTGGATAGTTTCCATAACTAAACTATCACCAACTTGATTAGGGTAAATTAATTTATCACCATTTTCAAATTTAATATTGATGATAAATATTGGTAGACCATCTTGATGATCTTTATGATAATATAATCCAATTGTATCAGGGTCTTGTGTTGACATAACCATTTTCGTTTCTAATGAAGTTTCTATCTTCATTGGTGGTTTGGGTATATCATCTTCTGTTTCTTTCTTACAACTCATTAAAACCATTAATGGAAGTATAATTAATAATAGCATCTTTCTCATATTAGTCCATAGTTACAACACCTTCAACTTCTTTGTTTGTGAAAATCACAAATTGGAAATCTTCTTTTGTGTTAAAGTTAATTTCATTTTTGAATTGGAGGAATTCAAAACCGTTAGAAGTTTTCACAACTATCACATGCTCACAAGTATCTTGCAAACTGATTGTGATTTTATGTGATTGGAGTGGTTTGTCTATGACAAGTTGGGTTCCCATCATAACTTGTTTAGCTTGTGGGACTTTGATTTCATACATCGACATTGTTTCGATAGATGTTGTTTGTGGAAACGTCACTTTTTGTGATTGTGCACTGACGGTTATTGAAAATAATCCGACTGATAATAAGATTGTTAATAGTTTTTTCATAGTTCAAAGTTAATTTTTATTTTGTTATTTTCCAAATTTTTTTTATTTTTGTAAGTTTGCTCAAAATTTCGTATTTTTGTAGGTTTTGCGAAAATTGTGGACAATCTGAAAAGTCTGATCCTTCTGACGCTTTCTGTAAAATAAACAAAATTGTTTTACCGTCAGAAGTACAGGGGGTACAGTTAGTCATATATTTAGACACCATCATTTCTGTATTGTCTGTGCTTAGAGAACTTTCGATTCTGATATTAAATCTAAAAAATCATCCATATAAACAGTTCCATCATAAAAATAGTTCAATACACTATACAATGTTTGCCAGAAATAGTTTAATTCATATTGATCTATTATGAAACAATCATTTCTAATTTTAAAGTCTACTTCAACAATAATAAGTTTATATGTTAATAGTTTTACCATATCATTGAAGACTTCTTTGTATTGGTTTCTCGGAACATCTAATAAACCTGTCGTCTTAAACGCTCCGAATAGATTTATCTTTACTTCTTTTGTCATTGTTAACATATTATTTTCTACTTTTAAATATATATTAACAATAAAAAATGTATTTTAGATAAAATAAATCAAAGTACCGATTATTATTAGGATTATACAGATTGATACTGCTATTTTTTCTTTTGTGGTCATATTTTTCATTTATATTGTAAACAAATATAAGACTTTGTTGTATAATAAACAACAAGATTTCAAAGTTTTTGGTATTTTTTTCAACATTTAAGTGGTTAAAGGGATTAGTCGAAAGATTTAATCCCTTTTTTCTTTTCAGAACTATCAGAACCCGTCAGATTATTCAGATGCCGTCAGACGGATCTGCAAGATCATGATATATACTATATAATATTATAGTATATCTGATAAAGAATCCAGTATAGAAGAAAAGATAAATTCTAAGTTGAATATATAAAAATAAAAACTTAGAATATGAAAACTTTTTACAGAAATTATGTAGTCACAGAAGATGGAAACATTAAAAATGAATCAACAGACAAATATTTATCCATATCAAAATGGATTGACGGTTATTGTTATGTTGTTATCGATAGAAAGAAATATTATATCCATAGATTAGTTGCCCAATATCATATTGAGAATCCACAAAACAAAAAAGAAGTAAACCATATTGACGGTAATAAATCAAATAATCATTTCTCAAATTTAGAATGGGTTTCATCAAGTGAGAACAAACAACACTACTTAAAAAATAATACGAGAAGCAAACAGAAGTCTCTTACCCCCGAGGAACTGTATAATATCGAACTGGAGATACTTTTGTTAGAGTCATCAATAAAACTATCAAATAAATATAATTTGTCGTATAGAAGAGTTATGAGTATCAAGTCTACTATCCTTAGTAAATACAAAAAACAGAATTCATAATTTAATATATAGTAAATGACAAATGTCAACGTGATCAATGACTATGAATTTTGGATAATAACACCACAGAAAATAGGCAAATGTCTATTTATCAAAAATAGAACGATGTTAAAAGTTAATCAGGTTGTCAATTTGGATAATCAAATATGTTCAATAAAAGATATTAAACGATTAGATGATTGTTTGGTTAAAACATATTTGATGGACTTTAAATAAAAATTATAAAATATGAGATTATTATATATTGACTTAGAGACAACCGGTTTAGATACATCCTATGATAAAATAGTTGAGATAGGTATGATATTCAATGAACAAGAGAAAACAATCCTACTTGATCCGGGGGTTCATATCCCTTCTGAAGCTTCTAAAGTTCATGGGATTTCTGACAGTGATGTAGTTGGTAAACCTAAATTTAAAGATATTGCTGATGTATTATATAGAATAATCTGTAGTTGTGATTATTTAGTAGGGTATAACATCATCAACTTCGATATAAAGATGTTGTATACGGAGTTTTTAAGGTGTGGTATAGAGCTTCCTAAGAAAGATATAATAGATATATATCAGGTGTGGAATAGAGTAGAGCCTGATAGAAAATTAACCACTTGTTATCAAAGATTCTTTGGTGAGGAATTTAAAAACTCTCACTCAGCATCTGCTGATATCAAAGCTACTCAAAAATGTTTAGAAGAAATAATGAGAATATATGATTTAGATCTTGTTCAAAGTCATATACTTAGTAAATATGGTAAAAAATAAATAAAATTATGATGTTGATATTTTTGAATGTGATATTAATTGGTATTATAGTATATGTATGGTACGTTCCTACAAAATTTCAGATCGATCTAAAAAGAGGATATTAATGTAATCAAAAACCATTTTTGGAATATAATATATAATTAAAAACAAACTTAAACTATGAATATAATACTAATTTTATGTCTATTATCATCAATATATTGGATGGTATATTCAATCACTAATATGAAACAAATAGTGATTTTTGATGATGATTTACCTTACAAAAGTTTTATTAAACCACTTATTAAAATATTACTAATTTTAATAAGTGGATTAGTTGGATTTTTATTTGGTCCATTAATCCCTTTCATATTAGTTGGATCTTTATTACGTCTTTAAAGTTGATGGGTCAAACTTTGTATTAGTATAAAACTTATATAACAAAGCAATAGCTCCAATACCTTTAACTACCCAATGTGCCATTTCTGGTGACATTATACTTTCAGGAGCAGCTGCCACGAAGTCCTCTGCTAACCATAATACTAAAGCAATCAATACTGCTGTATCCCCCTTATATCTCCATCTTCTTGGAGTTGGTTTATTATAATTATTTAACATCTTTTGATTTGTTTTTTAATATCCTATACAATGTAATACAGGATATGGTAATAGCTAGTATGAATGATGTTGCTTGTAACAACGGCATTATAGTTTCCAATGCTCCGATGATATATAGCATCCAAGTTCCAATGTTTAAATATATTTCTCTCATATCTTTTCTTTTATTTATAGGCTTTATTATATTAGTAATAGGTTGTATCTTTACTTTTCTTTGAACATTATTTAGTGTTTCCATCTTTTTTCTCTTTTTTGAATTCAAACTTAAAAAACTTTATTAATTTTTTAATATTCTTATCACAAACATTCGGAGTCTTTTTTTTACTTGAAGCAGTCATCACACCCTCCTCTCGTTGTATAACCGTATGGATTATATTTTGGTATGTAAAGACCTGCGAAGTAATTGAATGGATCTGGTCTCATCTTATCCCATCCTACGACATTAAAATACTCAGGGAATAACATTTGATTGTTAATAATGTATTCTCTTATACGTTGACTATATCTTTCTGCTGTCTTCTGAACTGTTCCACGTAAGTATTGAACATTTGGAAGTTGTGTAGGGTTTGAATGGTCTGAGTTTTTCTCACTTATAGCTTTGTTTGTAATTCTGTAATTGATGGAAGGTAGAGCTTCATACTTAACCCATATAGCAAGTGCAGGTTGAACATATTTAACTAATAGTTCTAAGTATTGATCAATAGGTGTTCCGTTGTTTTCAATATCATTTAATAACTTGACATACAATGTGTTACCTATACATTGTTGGATGTATAAATCTTGACAAATATCAATATAATTTTCTAATAGATCAGGGTCTACATTCCTGTCTATGTCTGTGTGTTGAAACACATAGTTAATGTCTATAAACTTTGCCATTATATTGTGTCATTTTTTACTAATTCATCTGCTTGTTCAGGTGTGTAACCAAGTGAAACGAATACATTTTTCTTTTGTTGTGTTGTGATTGTAGATTGTAGGATAGCTAATATATCACCAGCGTCCATTTTCATCTCTAATTTCAATTTATACTTGTTCAAATAGAAATTATCTTGTATACCATTAACTCTTGCAAGTCTTGTGATAGTTTTTTCTATTAGTCTTTGTCTCGGTTCGATATACATTGCTTGGAATGCTGAAAGTGAATCTAATATCTCATTAGTATTACCCAATTCTCCGGGTGTTTTAACACCAAATAAGGCCGGATTATTAACTCGGTGAGACCTGAATATACCATTCTCGATATGACCGTTTAAACTCTCGTATTTCTTATCATTATCATCACTTGTAATAGGTGTGATAGTAGGAGCATTATCTTGTCCATCACTGAAAGTAAATATTACTTTACCAGCATTTGCAGAACCTTCATATTCTGCTCTTAATCTTGATATAACACCATCCATCATTTCTTTATTTGGTTGTCCATAAGGGAAGTTAATCATCAAAGATGGGTGGAATCCTCTTTTAATACAGCTCAAATAGAATTCTGCAATAGCATGTTCCATTTCAATATATGTTATACCTGAATAATAATCAGGAAGTGTATAATATTCACATCCTTCTGTATATTCTTTAACATATAATATTTGTGATTGTTCTGATCTATCTACATATGAATATCCCGGATATAAAACCGGAGTATTTTTTCTCGGTGATCTCCAATCATCACATAACCAATAACCTTGTCTATCATCTTCACCTCTCAAATCAGGTTTCTTAATACGAACAGTTGAAGGGTCTACATAATTTATTTCAGCTATCTTTTCTCTATCTTTTGACCATCTAATATTTAAATTAAATCCATTATAAGTACTTAGACCTGATGCAAGTCTTGCTGCTATCTCATCTAAGTCCAATTCATTGTTTAGATTTTGTAAAAATAACAAAGCTTTATCAGATAAACCTTCTTTATTCCATCCATTACCAGCAATCATTTGAGCTTTTGTACCAAGTACTGCCGCATGTTCTGGTGATTTGGTTCTTAATTCATTAAGATATTGAGGCCATAGATTATCTTTACCCCAATTAACCCAAGAACCAGTTTGATTACAGTTCTCTTCATACATATCCAATTTGATATTTCCAAAATTGAATACTCTTATCATCTCATCTTTATTTTCGTTCATATTCTTATTTATTTATTATATATTTTCGTACAAAACATTTGAATTATCACTTTGTACTATACCAATGACTGTTCTAACTCTTATATACCATTCAGTAGATGAACCTAACCCTGTTATATTAAAGGATGTCACGTTACCCATATCATAGTTTTCATATTCGAATGTCGCTGGTGCAAAATTCTGATCACTTACATCTATAGCGTAGCTTGTAGCTCCAATAACTGGTTCCCATTGTATTAGAATACTATCAGGTGTCGATGATACAAACTCTATTTCAGGTGGTGTAACAACTAAATCAAGATATTGTGTAACTACATTAGAATTAACTGATGTATATGCAACATTCTTAGATCTCATTCTAATTGAATATGTTCCTGATTGGGTAAACATTAAACTAGCAGTTGTTCCATTACCAACACTCACATTGTTATAAACATATGTTGAGAAGTTATCTAATGACATATCAACTCTATAATTAGTTGCTGAATAAACTGAATCCCATCCTAACAATACACTGATATTATCAATTGATAATATTTCTAATTCAGGAGCTGGTAAAGTATAGTTAAATATTTTAACGGTGTCATTCGGATTAACGAAGACTGTACCATTTGAATATGTACCTAATATTTCTAATATACCATTCTCAACTATACCAAGACTTAAACTCAAATCATTAGATTGAGTTGCCATTTCATAAATATTATAATGGTATTGACCCGGTCTAACATTTAACACACCTTTTGAAAGGTTTTCACCATCTTGGTAAACACCAACATAATATTGGTCATAATATGGGCTTGTTGAAGAGTTAGTAGCACTGAAAATAGTTTTAACTCTTGTATCTTTGTTGATAATTTCAAAAGTTAAATAATGATATATACTCGATAGTAATTCTCTACCAGTAACAGTTAATTTTTCAGTTGAATTAGCTTTTAAATATAACATTATCTACTCTTTTTTTCTTCTACAACATCAAACATATAATCATATCCTTTATTGAAATAGTGAATATACATTGCTGTTGGTAAAAATTTCAAATCCACATCAACCTTTGTGAATGGACAAGACATTTTTAAATTCTTGAATTCTTCTTTTAATTTTAGTTCCATATACTTAAATATAAATGTTACAATTTTTTTTAATAAAAAAACCCGACCTTTTGAGTCGAGTTTCTTAATTAACTTTGTTAAACTATGATTATGATGCGATTATGCTAAGAGCAGCAGCTGTTGACACTTGATGAGCTGGTTCAGGTTCTTTACCAGTGAAAGTCATAACAGAACCATTTAAGTCTCCGTATGCTTTACCAACCCCTGGAGTAGCTGCAGAAACTCTCACAGGATTTTGTTTTCCAATTAACCAGTAGTTACCTCTCTGGTCTAGTATAATGATTCTCCACTTACCTTGTCCAAGTAATAGGATTTGATTTCTTAAAGCTGCGTCCATCTTTTGAAGAGTCATCTCAACAGTCTGTTCGTAGAAAGAAGTACCATTCTCTGTTGAGAATTGACCTGCTTGTGCGAACGATGCTGTTTCAACTTCTTGATCGAAAGTATAGAAAGATACAGTAGCACCCGAGAACGTAGCGATAATGTTATCAGTACCATATCCGTATGTTAGACTAGTCCCGTTGTAAACACCGATGTATACCTTTTGAATACCACCGATTGAATCTCTACAACCTAGAGAATAGCCTGATGTTAATAAACATGTTGCCATTTTTTATAATTATTTTTTTTATATTAAAGGGGAGACTTCACATCTCCCCCATAATTATGCTTGTGCTATTACTGCACCTGATCCGAATGCTAATCCCGGAGCGATTTTAACTTTATATCTCATAATGTATTTATCAAGATAGAAGTTATATTCACCTTTCAATGCTTCGTCTTCTGGTTTCAAATCAGTTCCCCAGAAGATGAAAGATGATTTGTGTAAGAACGCTTTGTTCTGACCATCTAAACCTGCTGTTGCAACTAATGTTACATTTCTTTTACCAAATACTTTAACAACACCGTTATTAATTTCATCTGGTGAGAAGTGATAGAAGTTTAAGTTTCTAATAGATCTTGTGTATTTATCAAAAGTATCTTGACCTACGAATAATACTAAGTCATCTTCTGATTTGTAATCAGCTCCTAATGAATCGATCATATTGTCGATTGTAAGGATGATACCGTTTGCTGCTGATGTAGATACTGCAAATGATTGAGTAGCTAATACTGTAGCACCTGCTGATGTAGCTAAAGAAATTAATCCTGTTACACCAGAACCACCTTGCCAGTAAAGTATATCTAATTTCTTAGCAATTTTACCCATTTTCTCATCCATAAATGCTTGTTCGAATGGGATATTATCTTGCCATGAACCTTTTGACATATACTGACCGAAGTAGTATTGTTCCATTTCAGATAGACACAATTGTTCTTCTGCTTTTAAGTAAACTGCTGTCAATGTAACACCAATTATTGAAGTTGTAGCTCCATTTGCAAAAGTTGAGCAAGAATCTGCTGCAACGAAATCAAAAGTAGTATTCACTGTTGGAATAACTTTTTGGTACTTAACGTCCAATACTGGAGTAACGTGATCCAAAGTTCTGATTTTAGCAACCACTGAAGGAATAAAACCATCATAAAGTTGGTCAACATATTTACTGATTGTTGTATAGCTCGCGCTAAATTTTAAATCTTTCTTTTCCATTTTATTTTAAATTATTTTAAATTATTTTTTATTTGTAAAAATTTCTCTAATCTAACATCTTCTGGTCTTGTTGAGAAAGGTGATACTTTCACTTTAACTCCAGCAGGTTCGTCTGAGATTTTTTCAATTTTTGATAATGCAGTTTCAACTTTTTCCATAGTTTCTTCTCCATTTGATACCATTGAAGACAAAATGGTAAGTATTTCTTCCATTTGCATTTCAATTTTCTCGATTCTTTTACCGTAATCATCATCTGATACTGGTTCAGTTTCTACCTCAACTTCTTTTTCAATGTCTGTAGGTTCAACTTCCATCTCAGCATCCTCGATTGGTGACTCTTCACCATCTTTTGGTTCTACGGTTTTAATTTCTGTTACTTTATTGTCAGTAACGATGATTGTAGATCCGTCTTCTAATTCAATTGGGCCGTTTTCAACAGGAATTTGATTTCCTTCTTCATCTAAACCGTAAATTTCAACATCAACATCCAACTTATCAGCTGGAGTAACGTATTTCTTACCGTCTTTTGCTATTATTTCAGCAAACTTAGACTCAGTAACTTCTGAAAACTTCATCAAATTTTTAAGACTTTCTTTAATCTTTAAAATTGCGTCTTGTTTATTCATTTTATTTATTATTTTTGAATTATCTGTACTCATAAATATATGATGACCAAATAATATTAATTTTATTACAAATTATTTTTTAAATCCTTGATCATATCCATTAAATCATTCTCATCAAGACTGTCTATATAATCATCAATTGTCTTTTCTATGAAATCAGATGACATTTTAATCAATTTCTCACCCAATCTACCTTCGATACTAAAACCAAAAAATCCATCTTCTTTAACATACTTATCAAAGAAATCTTTATCATCTATTTTAACTTCCATAAAGTAAGATGACACTGGTAATTCGAATCCATAATGTCTTGATTTATCATAAACACTATCCTCAACTATCCAATCGTGTTCGATATATCCATCAACCATTTGGTTGGTGTGGTTAAAGTTTATCTTTCTATTTGTTCCAGATGCTCTGAATTTCTTAACCATTTTTCTAATATTTTCTGGTGTGAATACAACATAATATGGATCACCATTCTCATCTTCTCTAATAATCTTCTTATTAGGAATTAAAGCTGGTCCTACAACCATTTGTTGATCTTTAATAGCTTTAAATTGAAAATCTTTTTCCTTAACAGAAGAAAAGAACATACCTTTCATTTCAATAGCTGGATCTTGAACAAGTGATACTAATCTAATCCCTGTATCCTCATCATCATCTATTACCAATTCGTAAACTGGTAATCTATCTTCTTTAAATTTCTTTTTCATATTATAATATTATTTTAACTACCAAGATTTGCTCTTGATTCTATTGTATTTACTTTATTTTGTACATTTGTAATATCAGATTCCAATACATAAACTCTATTGTTTGATTTAGTAGTTGATGGTGTTGGATTTTGTGAACCCTGTCCACTTGTCATAAAGTTTGAAGGGTTTGGTTGACTTCCTCCACCTGATCCACCAACACCTAAACCTGATGGTCTAAATGATACAGCAGCAAATGTACCTGCACTTGATCCACCACTACCTGATGTTGCAGCAGCTCCTGGAACCTTTGGAAGTTTAGGCATATCTAATTTTGGATTAGGAGTCTGAGTATTTAATATTCTATTAACAGATGCGAATCCCGCAATACCTGTTGCAATAGATTGTGCAATTGCATAACCCGGAATAGGAACTCCTGCAAACGCACTCAATGTTTTAGTGATAGATGCATATGTATCGATAGTTGCAGCAGCCACAGCGAATGCTTTAGCAGCAACTGTATTCTGTCCAAACAATCCACCAATTGCTATAATACCTTGAGCAATATAACTTAATGTGTTTATCTTACTGGCCGCTTCTTCTTGGTCTAATTTCTTTTTAGCTTCAACTGTCTTAGATTGTAATTCAATATCTTGGTCTCTGATAGCTACTTTAGCTTGTGATATAGCTACCTCAGTATCAACATTATCTTTTGAGAATGTTTCATTAACATCCTTTAAACCTTGAAGTCTATCTATCTCTAATTGTTTTTGTCTTGTATCAAACTCACCCTTAGTTACTTCACCTGCTAAATATTTTGTATTTAAATCAACTTGTTGTTGTTTAATATCATCCTCATTCTTCTTAACAGCTTCTGTATAATTCTTTTCATCAGTTGCCTTCTTAGCACCAGCGTCTTTATCATCCCACTCTTTATTTATCTTAGCAAGATTAGTTCTATGTTCTATTTCTAACGCTTCTAAGATTGTCTTATTACCTTTAGCATTGTGAATTTTAGTTTCATAAGATTCTGCTTCAAGTTTAATACTTTTATCTCTTGAATCTTTTTCAGAATTTATTCGAGCATTATCTAATTGTTGCTGAGCTTGATAATTAGCTTCTTGATCCTTTAATCTTTGATCACTTTCTTTCTTTTGTTGATCAGTTAGTGTCTTTTGATGAGATGCTTCTAATACTTTTATCTTTTGTTGTGTGTCAATAGCACCTGTAATATATTTATCACGTTCCTCCTTAGTAATATTCTCTCTCGAAGATACACCTTGTTGTTGTAACTTTAATTGGTCTTGTAATTGTTGGTATTCTAAATCATATGTATCTTTACCAGCGGCTTTTTGTAATTCAATTTGATTTTTATATCTCTTATCAACAGCAGCCATTGCTTTTTCTTGTGACTTAACAAAGTTTTCAGCGGATTCTTGTGCAGCAAAATCTGTTAAACCAATTGCATCAGTCAAATCTTTGAACTTTTGAATGACCATTTGAATTATAGCACCTACTTTAGTGAACATATCACCAATGAATCCACCAGCATCCTTTAGTTTATCAAAATTAGATATTAATAATACAACAGCTGTTACCAAAGCTCCAATACCTGTCAAAGCAATAGCTCTACCAACACCTTTAAATCCACCTTCAACTCCAAATAGAGCAGTCTTCATGTTTTTAAACTGTTGACCAACTTGTTCAAAGTCTCCAGAAGCTAATGCTCCCTTTAATGAACCAAAAGATTTTGTCAATTGCTCAACAGGTGTACCCGATAAGTTACCAATATTCTCACGAAGATCAGCCATTTTATCTTTAGCTTCACCCGCAGCAGAAGCGACCTTTAAAAATTGTTCACCACTTACCTGATTAGATAAATCTGATAACTCCTTAATTGACTTTTTTAATTCTCCTAAAGATTTAGCTGATTCTGATGCTTCAATTGCCGTCTTAATTCGAATATTAATTTCTTCTGTTGCCATACTTTTAAATATATTTTATAAAATATTTTTTAACCTCCGATTGTTGTTTTAACAATTGGTCCTATTGGATTATATGCGGTGTAATCAAATGTGTATTTCTTACTTGGTGTATAAGGTATCAATTCAAGTGTAGATAAACCATTTTGAGTTGGGTCATATCCTATTATTTTATTAACAACAAACATCTGCGTACCATATTTCAAGAAAATATTAATTCTATCTTTAAATGAGAATCTCATAACATCTGATGGTGTTAGAAATGCTTGACAAGTTACCAATCTTTGATTAGTACTTGTTAAATCTGTAATAGTACTTTCCCAGAACATCTTTATAAGATTGTTATTGGTTGGATTGTTATTATTAAAATAGAAACCAAGCGGTGCGTCATAATTTAAATCATATTTTGGATTATATGGATCATCTAAATGACCAGCATATGGATAAACAGGATATCCGTTATATGTATATTTAGTACCATTAAAACCAAATTGGTTATTAACAGGATTTAATAACATTCTCTTCAACATAATATTGACAGTGGTGTCACTATTAGAAGTTTTCTTTATAATAGGTATAACAAAGTTTGTATTAGGAACCTGTACCAATGGAGCTGGATTAAAAATTAAACTAATAGTTTTATCTTGTGTCGTAAACTCATTAGTATTCATTTTAAAATAATCACCATAGGTTCTATTGTTAATCGTTTGATAATCATTGTTATAGAAATCTTTACCTTCCTTATATTTAAAATTGAATTGTTTAGGTTGCTTATCTGATAAAATATCAACTGATATTGGTTGAGATGAATCAATCTTTGCTGACCAATCTAAAACATTACCTTGTGAGTAATAGATATCCTTCGGTTCTATTTTATATGTATTAGTATTTGAATTGTATTCAATATATAAATTGAACATGTTAAATAGAGATGTTAAGAAATCTTTTTGTTTAATCTTTGGTGGTAGGAAACTTGACATTTCCATATATTTGTATTCTTGGATCCCAGTTGCGAATTCAGATTCTATATAGGAATTCGGAGTTATCCAATAATATGAATATGTTGCTCCCGGTCCAACAGTTGCAGTTGGTCTAACTCTAAATCTCCATTGTATATAAAAGATAAGTTTTTCACCATTTTTTAAACCTATACCCGGATTAGTTACGGAATTGTTATCCGTCCAAGGGGTTACAAGATTAATATTATAAGTATATCTATTCTGACCTGTTCCCATATAGTCGTTACCTGCAACAAATACAGTACTAGTAGCACCGTATGGACTTGTATTACTACTTGATGCGATTAATATAGGATCCCCAAAAATATGAAACGGTTCTATATTAGCAGTATATGAGTGTGTCATTGGATAACACGTTAATAAAACAGGATCACATGACCTTCTTATACCTAAATAAAAAGCATGTTGCTCATCAAATAAATTACCATTAATTAACACATTATCAACAGCCATCTGTAGTTGAACGTTGAATCTCATTTTTTGGTAATTTGGTCCATTATAAGTATATTCAAATATTGATGTATCCCAACTATTACCTTTATCATAATTCGGTAAAGTGGAGTCATCTACAAATTTCAAATCAGCTACAGGTGTCCCCACGACAGTTCCTCCATAGGATGGATATAAAGTTGCTGGATTACCCGGTGTTCCATATACCCAAGATGGTGTATAATCATACCCAGTTAGTGTTCCAGCTCTAAATGAATAATTATCCTTAAAGTTTTTACCTACACCGACATTATCTACATTTATAGGCATTATTAGATTTTTAAAATAATCAGTATCTATGAAAGTAGATTCATATCGACAATCAGCGTCGTCAAATATTTTATCGATTAATGTTTTTATATAAACAGCAGGAGCAAACCCTGTTATACCCATATTAGCAACATTTGTTGATGTTAAATTTTGTGATTGATCAATCAATGGGTAATAATATCCAAAACTTTGTGATTGAGTCCACGAGTAAACAACATTATCTTTATTATAAACGTGATCTAATTCACTTAAATCTAAATCAGTTAAATATTTATCACCAATTTGTGTAAATAATGTTTGGTTATCACCAATTATAACAATTTCTGCTTCATCATCCGAATCCAAATTAATTATAATCCTTTTTAATTGTAAGAATCCGGTAAAAATAGGTATGTCTCTACTTAAAATAGAACATTTAGTCTTTTGGTTTGGGTTAAATGATGAGGTCGTTACATTAATATTACTAATATTATCTAAAAAATTCTTATTAATAGGTGTTAATGGGATAGTTATAGTTTTTGAGAAACTGGCTTTCCTATTAGAAATATTATTTATATCATAAATCTGATATGTTATATCTAAACTCTCATCATATGTATCTAATACAATCCATTCTGTATTATCTTGTGTTAAAACTCTTAATTCAAATTCTCTCATTCGATATATATTAATTATAGATTTTGTATGTTTGTATTGTAAGCTAACTTATATGATAGTGTTACATTGAACATACTATCTCTAAGAGCTGTTTTTATAACATAAGAACTATCTGTTATAACGATAGGTATTTTATTATCATTAACTTCATCAATAATATATACGTCAGGTGATGTTATCAATTGCTCTAGAAACAAATAATCTTCTTCGCTCACCCAATCAGTATTGATCATATAAGTATCATTTATTATTTGTGAGTAAACTGTAGACCCTCTATCACCAATTGAATAATCATAATTCAATAACTTTTTATATTCTTTTCTATCATTTATATTAACAGTACGTTTAGAATCTTTATTAAAGTTCCAATAGTCGTATCCCCCTTCTCTATTTAAAAACATTACACGAACATTATCATAAATAGAACAGTTAGGAACTATCTCGTGACGACTAATCATATTAGCGTTCGCTAGAGATTGTGTAATACCTATCGTAACATCATAATATTTACAATTAGTTGAGAAAGTATAACCAGCATCTTTAAGGTTTTGTGGACCTGATGAAAGAGTTAATTGTTTATAAAAATTAGTAGTTAAATATGGATTTATATTTACATAGCTTTGAATATTATATTGGGATGTTTTTATAACAGTTAAGTTTGTATCATATTCGACAATATTCTTATAGAATCCAACTATTTGATTACCAGCTGTCGCCACGATTGGTAAACTATGGTCATGATTAAATGTTAATGTGTTATAATTATTATCATATACTTTACATATTTTACCATCAGAAGTTTCTGAAATAGTAGAAAATGTGAAAGCATTTGGATATAGTTGTAAGAAAGTAAATGGTATATCAACATCATAATAACTATCCAACTTAGTATTGATCAATTCTATATTTAATGAGTTAGTGGCTGATATTGTATTACCTAATGACGTGCTATATGTATATCCCATATTATACGGAAATATCTGATCAAATTTATATCTAATATAAGTATCAAACCATTGTTGCATTGTTAAGGCTGGTTTATAATAATTACTTTCCCATTCAAAAATAGATCCGGTCGCAGCCCCCTCAACGATATCAATAGTTGAATTACCACCTCTTGTATACAAATCTAAATAATCACCCGGAAATAAACTTTGCCCATTAAATATTAGTTTACCATGGAAATAGTGTATATTAAATTGGGTTGAAAACTCAGTCAATCTACTAGGCGATTCAAAATATGTTGATGGAAATTGTTTCCATGGAGTTTTTAAAAAGTGTATATTATCATCATTGACATTACCATCTAAATATTGATGTGTAGAATTTGAATGTTGATATGTTGTCGTTGTTGTTTGTGTGTGTAGTGACTTTATAAAATTTACAGTACCAGTCTTACCAATTATCACCGAAGATCCTGAGAATGTTCCTGTTATTAAGGTACTATATGTACCTAATGACCCAAAACCTATCGAGCTTATAGTACCTGAAGTAATTCTAAAATCTCTATCAGGTATAGTAGCATCATCAAAAGATACACTGATCGTAGACCCAGGTAAATTTATTCCATTTATTGGGACTTTCAAATTCTGAATATTAGTTGATATTTGATTATTGTTAGTTATAGAAAATGTGACAGATAGTATAGGAGATATCAATTCCTTTAAATTACCACCTTCAACAACAGGTATATTACTTGTGTGACTTACAGTAGCGTTTAGTAAAAATGGATTTGGTGAATTGAAGTTTTTGTTAAGTAGATTATTATAATCAAATACAAAATCTTTATTATTATAATATGTGTCACTTGTACCCCCTGTGTTTAAGGTATACTCACGACCTGTTAACCAATTTTGAGTGATGTCAACAGAATCAATACTCTTAACCAATGATAAATTATAATTTAATCCAACAACATATGATGCTGGAAATAGAGATATAATATCATGTCTTACTTGCCATACTTCATAGGTTGGATAATTTATGGATGAGTATGTTGCCATACTTCTGTATAAAGTTGTAATCATTTATGATAATATTTTATTTATTAAAGCTTCGATATCACCAATCGCGGCTTTAGCTAGCAATTGCTGCTTAGATTTAAATATATTATCTACTGATTTTTTTATGACGTTTGTTGGTTTTATACCCTTCTTACCAATTGACCGAGCCATTAGAAAGGCTGCTGATTCTTTTTTGATGAATCTACCTGTTTTTTTATCTCTTGGTAGAATTTTTCTATCATCTATCCATTTACGAATAGCTTTTGTTGGTGGTTGTTTACCCGGTCTACGACCTTGATCAACATATTTTAAGTAATCAGCTGCGATAATCTCTAAAAAGAAACCATCCACAGCTTCAACTACTTTATAGTCTAAGGAATCGATAAGATTACCACTCGCTCTCTTATCAGCACGCATGAGTTGAAGACTTAGTTCTTTGACTAAGTCTTTCCCAATCTCATTTAATACTTTTTCTAGTTCATCACTAACTATTTTATCCATTTAGTACTTTTATTTTTATACTGATGGGATAAACGTTCCAGTTTCGATATCAACTTGTCCTTCTCCATATTTATATTTCAAAAGATTGTTAAATTCTACTTCCTTTGTTTGGAATTCATTGATTTGCTCGATTACAGATGCCTTTTGTTTGTTTAACATTGTGATTTGCATTTCAATTTGTCCTAAGTAGTTAGTTATATCACTATAACCTTTTCTAATTTCTTCGATTTGTTTAAGCTCGAATTCACTTAATTGTATATTTTCCATACACTATATATTATATTTTTAAAATCATTTTTTAATGACCTTTAACAACTAATTGTACATTTGTACCGTTTGGTGCGTTAGTTGGACCTAAGACAACTGTCAATAAAGTAATAACCGCAGTTAAGTTTGTCTTAGTGGTTACTGTTAAAGCCTTTGTAGTTGAATTATATGACCAACCATATGTATAATTTTGTGTAGCATCATTTACAATTGGAATAACGGCGTCTATAGTTGTGTAAAGAGCAGTTCCTGATGATGTTTTATCTGATGTTAAATAAAATACTGCTTGACCAGCACCACCCGCGATAGCAACAGTATTATAATAATCGTTTGGAATAGTAGGAATTGTCGAAGTAATAACACCTGTTCCACTATTGTAAGAGATGTAGTTTCCAGTTGCTGAGACAGACGATCTAGCTCGAGCAGTAGTAAAGTATTGGTTTGAACCTTCCGTTAAATCTGACGTTGATTTACCACTAAATGCGGTATTAAACCTAGTACCTGTCCAATATAAATTAGATCCTTCAGTAAGGTCTGATGTAGTTTTTGTAGAAAGTTGTGTATTGAATCGACCTCTAGTCCAATACAAGTTACTCCCTTCAGGCAAATCTGTCGTTGTTGAGGGGATACTGGGTTTATTTGTTAAATCTAAATAACTTCCACTGAATAGTGTTGGCTTATTTGTAAGATCAGTATACGAACCACTAAATAAAGTAGGTTTGTTACTCAAATCGGTATAATCTCCCGAAAATAACGAAGGTTTACCAGTTAAATCTGAGTATGCTCCTGAGAACAGAGTAGGTTTATTTGAAAGACTGTTGTAATCACCATCAAATAATGTTGGTTTGTTGGTAAGGTTGTTATAATCAGGATGTAACTCTGATATAGGGGACACAACCAACTTCCCATTGTTTGTGAAATGAGCAATTCTATCAATTGTTCCATAGTTTTTT